TAGTCTTTTATCACGTTCCTTAGCTAAATATAAGAGTTGTTTAGCTGTACCTTTTTCAATGCCATTTAGTAACTCAGGATTACGAAAAGCATTCATCAGCTTGATGTCCTTGTCTCGTTGTTCCTCAAATAAGGTTATTAAAGCGAAAAGTGGTTTCAATTCTTTAAGTTGTTCTTTAGCGCTCATGGTCTTTTCTCCTGGTTATGGTATAATTTAGTTAAGCTTAAATTTAACCAAGGAGACGTTCTGTGTGAGCGTCTTTTTGTGTTTCTCGTTTTGTAAACTAGATATTTTTTGTAGTACTTCGCTTTTGGCTTCTAAAATCGTTTCTAAGCACTTTTTAAAGTTGGTAATATAAAATATCAACTTGTCAGATAGAAGATCTAAAACCATGCTTTATTTTAGTCTGATAAAGTCATTCTTTGTGGTAGGGTACTTAGCTTAAATTAGATATAAAATCCTTTAGAATCAAGCTTTTAATTTTTATCAAAAATTTCAAAAAGGGAATTTTTTGCACGGAAAAGGGCGCGTTCTCAAAAACATGAACGACATAGCCCCGTTAAAAAAAAGAGTGGGTGTGTTTCCGTATTATAACCAGTGACTGTCTCCCTTATCCATATAATAATGAAATCTTCTCCAGTGATAAAGGTATTTGGTTAATCTCATGTACTTTGGACGTTTAGGAAAGTCATCACGACTATAATATCCATGAATGTGTCTTGCTTCTGGATTTACTTTCAAACACTCTTTAAAGGCTAATCGCCAGTAGTAGCAACAGTCTGTCTTGCTTCGATTGAGTGTGGCTTGATGAACTTTCTGACAAGAACCACAGGCAAAGATATTGTAAATTTTAAACAGTTTCCGACAACGTCTCTCACATTTAGGACACAAGAAGAAGTAGCGTTTACCACCATAAGTTCCTGGTATCGTTTCAAGTAATAAGTTTTGATGGTTATAATGAATAACCAAATTATCTAGGTCTATGCGGATAGGTTGGTTATCCATTGTTCCTGTAATCTTTGTCTTGTCATATTTCTTCATCGGTTTAATAATACTCTCAATAGATAGTTCTAACATTCTTTCTCCTTAAAACTCAAACAACCCAAAACTATTGATAAAACGACAAAAAGAGGGAAATCCCTCTGATTGTTTATTTAACGAGTAACTGACCTTCAACAACCATATCATACAAATGGTTAAAGGCTTGACTGATAGTTTCAAGGATAGCTCCTAAATCGTCTTGGCTCATCTCCTGATAATTCATAGAGAGATGTTCAGCTAGTTGGTCATGGTCTGAGATGAAAGCCATGAGTGTGTCTTGTTCATTAGCTTCCTCTTGAGTAATCTCAAATAAAGGAACCACGCGCTGATCATCAAGTTCTTCAACTTCCTTAATTAATTCATTTTCCTGAGCCATGTCATCAAGTTCTTCATCCGTCATATCTTCAAGTTGGTTGTAATAGTCCTTGAAACTGTCACAGATACGCTTGAAGACCTTGCTTAACTTTCTGTCTTCAGCATATTTTAAGACTAACTGATTAGCATGACCACCTTGGTCATCATTGTGATAAGTCGCGTCTATCACTGGTTGCTCATAAGTACCTGTCATGTAACCTAAGATAGCATGACAAGCTACTTGTGCAGTGTCAAAGTCTCTAAAAGTATAACGGAATGTAAATGTTTTAGGTGTATCTGAAAATGTTCTCATAGTGTTATTTCTCCTTTGTGATTGCTATAATGTCTGATAAATTGATGACGGCAGAAGGACATGTTACCCAGTTTGGTTGTCGGCCAGAAAGAAGGTATTTGACCAACTCATCATAAAAGGCACTGTCTCCTTGTATGGTGATGGTGTTGCCACCTCGTGTGTGTAATTTTAGTTTCATATCAGTTACCTGTACAAGACCAATAAAGAAGTTGTGGTACCCATGTCTTCATAATTGCCATAAGTTGCTTCTGAAAGTTTGATATCTATTACAGATACTGATAGAGTAAATTGATTGACCCGATATTCAAAATCATCTAAAGATTCATTGTGTTTTTGATAAAATAGTTTGATTTTCATTGTGTTTCTCTTTTCTCTCTAAAATGTGTGTTATTAACATTTAAAAAAATCAATAACACAGTAATAAGCACAGGGCTAAAGCCAACGGTATCAAGAGGTTTGGGCACTTTGTGCTTTTAGTAGCATTAATTTGAGCAAAAGACTTTCTTTTTTTGCACGCGCACTATTAGTTATAAATATTATTATCTATAATATTAAATACTACTAATACTACAATAGAGTATAAAGCCTATAATACCAAGGTTTTAGTTTGTGTTATTACGTGTAGTTTTTATGTAGTATTAGTGTAGTTTTTAAACTCGTTCATAGTAAGATACGGGAGTTCCACCTTTAAATAGTCTTTTTCTTGAGGGATTCTCTCCTTTTTTCCAGCCGTCATCATTATCTAAGTGATCACGTATTTTTTGAGAGATAAGAGCCTTACCACCTTGCGTTGGTTTTTGATTAAATCCTAGATAAGCAATATGGTTAGGACTTGTCACTTGGAGTAAGCAATCTGTCTGCGTAGAAGGGTAGTCACTGTAGCTTTGAGCATTATCTAACGGTTCTCCTAATTGTTTGAGGACGTATTGCCGTTGTTCATATTGTGATAAACCATCCCAACCTTCAACGATTTGAAACTCATTCAGTAATTGTTCAATGATTTCTTTGTCGACGTCTTCAACCTTATAATCTTCTTGAATGTCTGCTAACTGATTCATTAACTCTTTAGATGGCGTTAGTGGTTCATAATTGTTAAACCATACTTTGGCTTCAGCGAGTACCTGTAAGAAATAATCTTCTTCCACCTCCATAGGATGTTTTTCCACGTCATTGATACCACATTCAATAGGGAAGAAGCGTCTTTCTGTTCCACTATCCTTAAGAAAAGATTTTTTATTAGCTGTCCCGATAAAGACACAGTGTCTTGGATGAGGAGTGGCTTTACGTTCGTAAGGTTCACGATAAGTATCACTATCCGAGGAAATGAAACTTTTAACCGTTTCAATTTCTGTTTTTGACATGCCTTTTAATTCCCCTAACTCAATAATGGCATTGGCTTGTATCTTCTGATAATCACTATCATTTTTACCAAACTTGATTTCTGAATCAGTGTGGTAGTTAGGAAGCAAGCGCTTAGTAACGGTGCTTTTCCCAGTTCCTTGTCTTTTATCAATGAGAATAGGAACGACTTCAAACTTTACTTTACGGAGATAAATTCTAGCCATGAGACCTGTTAGCCACACTTTGGCAATTTCTCTATTATAGGAATTATCAGCACAGCCTAATAAATCAATGAAATAGCGTTCTCCTCTAGCTTTACCATCCCATTTTTGACTTTCAATACGCTGTTTAATAGGGTGATAGGTGTTCTTTTTAGCTAAAGCGGTAATAGCTACCTCTATATGTTCTTTACGAGGGGTAAACCGATATTTTTCGTCAATGAATGCAATACAAAGGCTAGTCTGTTCATTCGTCCATAGTCCTTTTTCTTTAGACCAAGGAACTGCTTTAGTGATTTCAATAGTTTTTTCAAATTCGTTGTATTTAATACCTGTGAAGATGTTTTCATAGAATTCAAAAACCTTACCGACATTGTAGGGGCTACTAATGACATATTCTTTATCCCCCCTACCTTTTCGTGTCCTAAAGGCAGGGGCAAAAGCAGGTTGAGCGGCTTGTGATAGTTTATTTTGATAGTCTTTCAATTCTTCTTTGTCTATGGCTTGATTCCTCTCTTTCTTAATTCTTTATCAAGTATGCTTCTAAAGGTTGTGTCTATCTCATCAATGGGTAGTGGCTTAGTTGTCACGCTGTTGGCTACTTGTACCAGCTCATAAGCCGTCTCTAGATCACAATCCACCCATTTATTAAATAGCAAGCCAACAAACTTAGTTAAGGCCACGTTGCGCCCGCCTTTGTCTCCAAAACCGTTAAACAAGGTATCAATGACCCTCATGGTAATAGAACGCTGACTTCTAAGGTGTGGCGTGTAAGTAGTAACAACTTGTCTGTTTGGTGTGCTACCATTTTTAGGGACAGGATAATCAAGACCATGGTTCACATAGCGCTGATAGTTTTCTGGGACGCCTGTTGTGACTGGTAAGCCTTGTAATTGCGACCAGGTAAGGCTAGCTAAATCAAAAGGCAATCCAATCTTATCGGCTATCTCCTTGACCACTTGTTTATAAGTAGGTTCGTCCATGGTGTCATTAGGCTTCACGACAAGGCGATAACGGGGCTTCTCGGGGGTGTGTTTAATCGTTGGATAAATAATGTAGCTGTATTCCCAAAGTGTCTGAGAAACGATTTTAGGTAGGTTTACGCCTGTTTCTATTTCATCATAGTCAAGAAAAATCAAATCACGGTAAACCAAACTAGCATTATTACGCTTATAGCTACCGTTTTTCTCTGCTGTGACTTTGCCACTCAGGCAGTAGGGAGCTTGTGTTCGCTTGTATTCTTCAATATCGATGCCTTCAGGAGTTTTCAAAGGTTTAAAATGAGCAATATAGTCAAATGGTTCTAACTGTCCTTTGTAGGGGTAGAGATAAGAACTAAAACCTCTTGTTTCATAAATAGCCATTTACGTATCCACCCCCAAAAAAATAAGAATATCACTGACTTTATAGTAATGCTTCCTCGTATCTTCTAGTGGTGGTTGGTATCGTCTTAGACCGTTATCTTCCCAACGCTTTAATGTATTGGCCTTTATGCCTAGTTCATCTTTAATTTGCTGGGCTGTTATCAACCCTAATAGTCTGGGCTGGGTTTGCTCACGTACTTCCAGGTAATTTCCTACCAGCTCCAGTACCCCCTGAGTTAAATCCTGTTCACTCTCTTTACTTAAACTAAACATTCATATCAGCCTCCTTCAGTAACTTCTTATAACTCTCTAGATCCGCATTCAATAACACACTTAGGCGTTCTTGTTCCTTTTGTACTTGGTTGTAAAAGGCTTTAGCACCATCTAGTAATTCTTCTTTGTTAGCTGGAATAAAGTAACCACGATTGAATCCGTGCCTAATGCCGATAATAGGGACGTTATAGCGCGTGATTAAGCTACTGATGATACTTTGGACGGAGCGTTCTTCAAGTTTCAGTATTAAACTAATCTCTGCCCCTGTAATGGGGTTGTCTGCTCCAACCTTAATCAGTTTAAGGACACGTCTATAATTCTCTGGTAGTGTCATTTCGTATCCTCCTTATCATTTGGAAACAGGATTTGGTTATCAATAACACCAAGCACTTGATTTTTAAGACTATCTTTTAACTCGTTTAATGCTTGTATAACTATATTTAGCCCTTTTTTATATTCCATCTCTATTGGTATTGATTCCAAAAATTTAACAACGGCATCAGCTTTGTTATAGTCACGTTGCGTAGTATTGATAAATATTTTTTTCGTGAATAACGGAAAATCGTCCCACTCTGCTTCAATATCTTCATCTAGCATTTTGATATTTTTGTCTAAAACCCTATCACTCAACCAGTTTGTAGGATGTTTTTCGCTATCTTCTAGCAATTTTTTAAAATATTCTTCCGTTGTCATGCAGTTCCTCTCTAATTGTAATAATGGTTCTGTGATTGAATATAAGCCCCATAGTTTGCGTTCTGAGGTGGTTTAGGTGCTTGGGTATCTTCTGGTAAATTAATGTCTATTAAAGACTTAGAACGGCTAAGGAGAAGCCCTAAGAGACCTAAAACAATGAATAAAATAAGTGTCTGTGTTGGTGTAAAGTTAAGTTCTTGAATTGCCATATTTAATTATCAATCCTTTTTTTCTTCTCTTGTCATGTTAGGAAAATGGGCTTTTTCACTATCCGTCATGTGTTCCAAAATATATTCAGCAATCGCTTTTAATTCTTCAATACTCCTCATGCGGATACCTCACTTAAATAAGTTTCTAATTCCCCTGTGTCTTTCTTTGAACATGGTAAACCGTTAACGGCTCTAAAGACAATCTCTGTGGTTCGTTGATAGTCTAAAGCGTCCCATGCTTCTTCAAAGCTGGTGGCACTTTTTCTGAATGTAGTCGTATACTCTGCCATTACATTAGCAATAATCACCCAAGCAATATGTTGGTTATATAGTCGAGTGAAATAGGCTTCTGCTTTATCTTTGCTGAGTTGGCGATTTTTGAACATTTCTCGCTGTTCGGGAGTGTATCTATCTTTTGAAAAAGGATTTGTTTCTACTCTATATTTCATTATGTTTTTTCTCACTTAATTATTATTTTCTGTGTAGTTGCTTGTTTCTTATACTAGGTTCATGCTAGTTTTAAGGGGTAGCTCCCTACGTATGGTCAAAATAGCTTCAATATGCTATAATTTAAGACATAAAACCCCTTTAATAATAGCTTGCCTGCTTTATTAATTGAGTTTAGTTATACTAATTAAAGGCTTGGAAGTTTGGTCGCTGTCAAAGCCTTTTTTTGTTGCTCTCACGCGCCTTGTAGCGTGTTTTTTAATGCCATTGTCTTAATATCTTGATAGGTAAAATTAAGATTGATAAGAGCGATTGCCATATCTTCCAAAGCTTGGTATCTCACTAGCTCCTTACTAGTTAGGCTATCAATGTCTGTCAGACCTCCACGTTGGGCCACTAGCTGGCGTTTATTCAATCCGCTGGCACCTTTAAGCAATAGGTTTGTAACCGTGCTGTGCGCGTGTTTAGGGGCTTGCTCCCAGTTCTCTATACTGTCATGTAAGGTTTTACGTTTCGGCTTTTCTAGAGCCCTCTGATAGCGAAACTCTGCCACCTCGTCTCGCATTTCAAAGAATGCTGTAACTAGGGTTTCTTTGAACTGTGCTACCTGCTCGGTATTCTTTAAGAATGTGATCAGCAAGGTTGCTTGTTGTTCGTTCAGAATATAATCTTTTGTCTGTTGGCCACTTTCTGAAGCTTGGATTTTAAATCCAACCTTACCCAGTCGCTTCTAAAAGGTAACGCATGGTCACGCAGAGTTACGCAAAATTTTCCATGTTGCGTAACCCACTCAATCCCTTTAGTACCAACCGATTTCAGCCTTTATTCAAGAAAGGTTACGCAGTAACAAACAATAAGTCTAATTAATGATTTATTAATTATTTATTTATATATAGGGGTAGGGTAGGGTGATTTTGCGTTACTGCGTAACCATCCTTCTCTAATGCTCTATATATCAACGTTTTAGAGGTTACGTAGTAAAAAAGGAGGTGCGTTACCTTATGTACCACACAACAGCACTTTCATTCTTAATCCTTTTTATGCTTATCAATCAGCTTTCTAACTGAAATAATGTCAATTTCAGCATGTTCAGCTATGATGTCGTGTGTGGTGTAAGGCTCTTTCTTACCGTCCAAGTAAACTAGGTTCATGGTAATTCTCCTTTATTCATAGAGTTCCGTTAGTTCTTTAAAATACTGATCAGGAATTTCATCCATAGCCACTTGTTGTAATTGAATGGCCTTTAAACGATTGGTGTCGCTAGCAGTCGGTTTATTAATAATTTCAGCCGTTGCCTGTACTTGCCTGAAATACTCTTCAAGCTTAAGTTGCCTTCCTGCGGAAACTTCTTCGGATATGGCTTTTCTGTTATTGATAATTTCAAAGGTATCAATTTCACCGTTTGCCATGGTGTAATCAATGTTATTTCGATACCGCCAAGCTGCCAGCCTAAGCTTGATGTCTTTTTCAGACCAATCGGGGAGCCGTTCAGCAATCAGCTCTAGGCTCATTGTTCCTGTATCGTCAAATATCTGATGTAATAAATCTTGGGTAAATGGTGTTCTGGCCATTTTTATTTACCTACCTTTCTTAATGGGTTGCTCTACTGTAAATAGCGTTTGAAACACTGATACCAAGGTCAAATTTATCCTTGATTACCATAAGTTCAACGGTATCATCTAATAACTGCTCTCTATCTTTTAACATTTGTTCAGTCATTTGAGATTTGCTAATCATCTTTGGTAATCCATACTTATTAGATACCGCTTTATTGGCAATCGTGTTGGCTTTGATAAGGTCAGTCTGTTTAACCTGTTCTAAGCCATTAACCAGTCTATTCATTGCCTGCTTCTGATGTTCTTTATCTAACATTCTAAACACTTGGAAGCCCTCTAGGCCTGTGCTTTGGCGTAGTTGTTTGATAATCTCAAATACCCATTCTTGGAAAGCTTCCGCCTCAGGTTTTCGACTTTTGAATACTAATCTGTAAATATCTTTTTCATTGATAATAGAAAGCTCTTGCTCCCCACCTTTTGTAAGGGTCTTACTTTTAGTAACCCCCTTTAGAGTCGATATAGCTCTTGACGGTTGTTTTAATCCCAAAGCATTTGTAATATCCTTGGCAACAGCCCACCATTCGCCTTGGTGCTCTACAAATCGGATAGTATATCCGTTCCATGTTTCTGTTCTCAATAAGTTGTCCTTTCTTTAATCTTCTAACTGTAAAATAATTCATCAATGGTTATATCTGGTTTGATTTCTGAGACCATTGACTTAATTGCTAGTCGCTCTTTGTCATTAAAAGCGTTCTTACCCGTCTCTTTATTGTTGTAAGACTGTAAAGAAATATTCAGCTTGTCCGCCATGTCTTTCTGGGTCAGTCCTAGCATAACTCGGTAGCCTTTTAGTTTGCTCATGGTGTTCCTCCTTTTTTTAATAATGCCCCTCCCGTGAAAAGGTTGAAAGTGTGAAAGGTCGTGGAGGGCTTGATATAGTTTTCTATATCTTGAGTTTGATTATATATAGTTTTTTATTCTTTGTCAACAATTTTTTTGAAAAAAGTATAGTTTTCTTTGCTTTTTGTTAAAATCATGGTTATAATTATCTTTGAAAGGTGTGTTATTTTATGAATAAGTTGAAAGAATTACGCAAAGAAAAAGGACTAACTCAAGTAGAGTTAGCTCATGAAATTGGTACAACAAAATTAACTGTTTCAAATTGGGAAAATGAAAAGCACGTCATCAAATCAGACAAAGCCCAAGCGCTCGCTGATTATTTTGGGGTGTCTGTTGGGTATCTGTTGGGGTATGCTACGGTAGATGACGTCATGGAACTTACTGCAAAGGTTATGACAAATCAAATAAGACTAGAGGATATTTCAGATAAAAATACTCGAAAAGCTGTTAGCGACTATATAGAACTTAATAAAGGTTTAGAACCAAATCAACCTTTTAAAACTGATTACTCTATGTTGAATGCAATTGAAAAAATAAACGACATAAAACTGGTAGATGAGATGATGACCGATTCCATGCTTGCTAACAGGGTATTGGATAGATTACGAAGCTATATGATGGAAAGTGGGATAATCTCCCCTGATTCATATAATTGGGAGATAGAACGTGTTATGACTTGGTTAATAGATTTTAATGACGAGTTGTTTAAGCGAAAAGTGAGTTTGTCTGGTGGTAAAATTAGTTCCCCATATAGTCAGGATTATCGGAACAATGATTTGTATAAAACCGATAATGATAGCTAACTCCATTGGACTTCGTTAACCCACGCGCCAGTATTTTCAAGGGTTTTATCTATATAAATAAAACCATGGTATCTGTATTTAAAAGCTTTATACAAAGGAGAAAAATTTATGCCAAGAAAAGTAAATAAAGTAATTTATGTTCTATTAGCTCTGTTTTTAGGTGAATTTGGCTTACATAAATTTTATGCCGGTAAAACAGGAACAGGAATCCTATACCTTATTTTCTGTTGGACATTTATCCCTGGATTCATTGGAGTTGTTGAAGGAATCTTAGCAATCCTAAAACCAGCCGATCAAGATGGAAATTTCTATATATAAAGAATTATTATCTTCCACAGCTTTTACTGTATTCCGTATCTGAAAAAGATTCACGCTAATTCAGCAATCAAGCTGTTCTTACTTTTGGTTATCTGGTAGGGTGGCAATAAGGTAGAGAGCTTCTGTTCCGATATTTCCCAACGTCGGGAAATTTGGTAATTCATGAGCTATTTTCATCATTCACTTTGCAAAAGTATAATCGATTTCCAACTTATGCAACTACTCCTCCAATAAAAGCAATGGCAGTTAGAAACGTTTGTCTCTTTAATGATGTGATAATTTAGTATTCTTATCTTCGGGGAGGGGGGTCGTGTGAGAAAAAAAGCAAATATTTGGACAGTTAACCCTTCCCACCGGTTTCAAAACTGGGATTGAACAACATTTTTTAATGATGGGGGGTAACCTTAAAGATACTAAATTAGAAAAAATTCTGAAAACTTGTGGTTAAGTATTTTGTTGATGTTAATAAAATTGTACGGTTTGATTTTGGAGTGCGTGAAATATCTTGAGATTACCTTAGCTTATGTAACACGAAAGGGTTATAATATAGGCTTTTCGATAGAAAAATATCTTGAGATTATCTTTTTGAAAGGAACAATAAATATGAATATTAACCTTCTTGAAGGAATTGAAATTGAATATAAGTCCGCTGACCTTGCTAAAACCTTATCGCTTTTATAGGAGTAATACTCATGGATATTTTTAGTGAAGAATTTAAAAATGAACTTCGATTAATTGTGAAAGATACCGTTTCTGATATAGTCATAAAAGCCATAAAAAATGGATCTTTTAATTCTACCTTTACGATTGACGTTGCTAATGACGCTTTTTTATCTCAAAAGTTTTGCATGTCAAAAAGTTCTGTTGGAACTATTAGAAGAGAGATGAGAGATTTCCCTAGTTACACGAAGTTTCTTAGAAATGGCGGATCTCTTGTAACTGTCAAAGGTTTTGATGAATACCTGCAATATCGCGGTAGCTGGGAATGGAAGAAATAAAAAGCTAAATTAAGAACGAAAAAAAGGACTCGTTAAGGTCCTAAAAATTAGAAAGGAAATATATGGAGAATTTAAGTACGAGGTTAGTTGATAAAAGTATTGAAGCTTTTATTATGGGACTTGAAATATACAATAAACCAACGATAAAGTACCGAATTGAGGGCTTTAGTTTCTTTATTTGTAATGCTTGGGAATTGATGCTTAAAGCTGAAATGTTAAATCGTAATCAATCTATCTATTTTAAGGATAATCCTGATAGAACACTAAGCTTAGAAGGTGTTATAAAAAAATATACTCGGACGACAGCACTAGAATTCGACTTAATCTTGAGCGCATTATTGAACTAAGGAATATTAGTACTCACTACATAACAGAAGATTATGAATTAAAGTATGCTCCACTTTTCCAAGCTTGTGTACTTAACTATGTCAATGAACTTCAACGATTTCATTCAAGAGATGTTACAAAGGCCATTTCCCAAAATTTTTTAACTATCACTGCAACTTACGAACCATTATCTAACGAACAAATTAGATTAAAATATCCTGCGGAAATTGCTGAAAAATTCATCCAACAGGCAAATGCCATAGATGTCTTAGTGACAGAGTATAATTCTGATAAATTCGCTATTGGTGTTAAACAAAATCTTTATATTACTAAGAAAAAATCTGAAGCTGATTTTATAGTATCAATTGCAAATCAATCACCTTCTCAAGTTGCTATTTTAAAAGATTTGAAAGATCCATCAGAAACGCACAAGTATTCATATGCAAATATTATATCTGTTGTAAACGATAGACTAAATAAAAAGAATATTAAACTTAATTATAAATCTGGTTTTAATCAATATGTCCTAACATTAGTGATTGATTTCTATTCAATAAAGTCTGATGAAAAATATTCTTATTGCCATAAAATAGGTAAATCTGAACACTACACTTATTCTCAAAAATTCGTTGATTTTATTATCTCTGAAATAGAAAAAGACCCTCAACATTTTGTTGAAAGTCTGAAAAAATCTAAATAAAAAAGATAACCCCTGGCACATAGGAATGCTCAGCCCGAAGGCTTACCCCATTCTGGGACCCAGCGTTAATCCTTCACAAGTTATCTTTGTTAACTATATTATATCACGCACGTTCTAAATGTAAAGGATTTTGTTAGCTAACCAGTAAGCTAACTTTGTCAAAAACCCCTGAAAAACAGCTTTAAATCATCCATAATCGCATTTTAACCTTTAACCAGGTAATTTTTACCGACTTCTCCAAAACAAACGAAATAAGAGTCTTCTCGTAAGCTCTGGCATGATATAAACCTAAAATCCCTTTAATAATAGCTTGCCTGCTGATGGAAAGGTTTATGATCATGAAAATAACTGAAGTAAAAAAGAAAGATGGTACAGTAATTTATCGTGCCAGTATTTATCTTGGTACTGATAAAGTAACAGGTAAAAAAGTAACTACTAAAATAACAGGACGAACTAAGAAAGAAGTTAGAGAAAAAGCTAAGCAAGAAGCTGTCGAGTTTATAAAAAATGGTTCTACTCGCTTCAAAGCTACTTCCGTAACAAGTTATCAGGAACTTGCAACCTTATGGTGGGATAGTTACAAACATACCGTAAAATACAATACTCAGCTAGCTACTGAAAAGCTGTTAACCGTTCATGTCATACCAATTTTTGGAGCATATAAGCTTGATAAGTTAACGACACCACTTATACAGTCTATCATCAATAAACTAGCTGATAAAACTAATAAAGGAGAAAGAAAAGCTTACCTCCATTATGACAGAATACACGCGCTGAATAAACGTATACTACAGTATGGCGTTATCATGCAAGCTATACCATTCAACCCTGCGCGTGAGGTCATTCTCCCTCGCAACACTAAGAAAGCTAACACTAAAAGAGTAAAGCATTTCGAAAATGATGAACTAAGAACATTTTTCAACTACTTAAACAATCTAGATAAAAGTAAATACAGATACTTCTATGAAGTCACACTTTATAAGTTTTTATTAGCTACAGGTTGTCGCATTAATGAAGCGTTAGCTCTAAACTGGTCAGATATCGACTTGGATAATGCCGTTGTTCATGTCACAAAAACGCTAAATTACAAGCAAGAAATTAATAGTCCAAAGTCAAAGTCAAGCTATCGTGAAATTGACATAGATAATCAAACAGTTACAATGCTTAAGCAGTATAGACGACGACAGATTCAAGAAGCATGGAAGTTAGGGCGTTCAGAAACAGTGGTATTTTCTGATTTTATCCATAAGTACCCAAACAATAGAACCTTACAAACTCGATTAAGAACACATTTTAAAAGAGCAAATGTATCGAATATAGGCTTCCATGGTTTTCGTCACACTCACGCTAGTTTATTGCTGAACACAGGTATCCCCTACAAAGAACTCCAATATAGATTAGGGCACTCTACTCTATCTATGACTATGGATATTTATAGCCATTTATCAAAAGAGAATGCAAAAAAAGCTGTCTCATTCTTTGAAACAGCAATTAACTCAATATAG